AAGGGCAATCAATTGGCGAGGCACTTAAAAATGTATTTATTGGGATTGCTGAACAAATTGCTTTTGCAGCAATTAAAGCCGCAGCATTTACGGCAATATTAAATATGATTCCTGGAATGCAAGGTGTTAGTGAATCTCTCGGTGGGTTTAAGGGTGTATTTAAGAGATTTTTAGGACTTGCAGATGGTGGAATTGTAACCAAGCCAACATTTGCAATGGTTGGAGAAGGAAATGAAAGCGAAGCGGTTATGCCACTTAGTAAATTAGGCAACTTGATGAACAATACTTTTAATGCTGGTGCAATGGCTTCTAATGGTGGCGGTGGGAATGGTGAGTTTATTTTAAGAGGAACAGATTTAGTATTGGCAATGAATAGAAGTGAAACATCTTTAAAATATAGACGAGGATAATGGCATACTACGATAAATATAAAATTACTTATGCTACAAAGACAAGTAAAACTGCTTACTTGTATTTACAAGAAGATTTACCATCTGCACCTACTTTGATAGAGTATATTGGGGTAGATATATCTTTACAATATATCCCAAGCGGTGATGAGATTTACGAGCCCTTATACGCAAGTGAATTGTCTTGTACTATTGACGTAACAGATAATTTAGCTAATATACCAGACTTTGTTACTTTAAACGATAGAAAGTATTTTGCTAAGTTATTTTTAGGTACTGATTTAGAATGGTGTGGTTATACTTTAAGCGATAACATTTCAATAAGTTATTCAACTGGTAGGAAGCAATTGTCATTTACTTGCGTTGATGGATTAGGAATGCTTAGAAACATACCTTTAAATATTAACAGTGTAGGCAATAGGACTAATAGCCAATTAAGTTTATTAACTTATATTTTGACTTGTTTAAATTCTTTAGGTTTCCCTACTAATCCTAATTTGATGACAGTGTGCTCATATTTTGCTCTTGATATGTTAGATAGAGAAGATGGCACACAATATGAGCCATTTAGTCAAACTTTCTTACCTATTAGAACATTTAAAAATGAAGATTACACTTACGAGAATAGCTATGATGTATTAGAAAAAATCATAAAGTCTTTTGGATGTAGACTATTCCAAGCTGGTGGAAAATGGTGGGTAGTAGCTATTAATGAGTTTGCTAATGAGAATAATTATTTTACTCAATATAATTATTTAGGTGCAGTAGTTTCAAGTGGAAGTAATTTAAACACGCTAAGTTCAATACAAGGATATACTGGTAACACAAGCGGTTTATATTTTATAAATAATGAGCAATTTAAACTTATTCTTAAAGGCTTTAATAGAGTACAGACAACGATTGACATAAACCAAGATAAGAACTTAGTAGATAATGGCAACTTAAAAATATATTCAAATTTAAGTTCAGCTCCGCAATCATGGGTAGTAACCAATGTTGGAGTTGGTTCATCGTTTTTTCTTGTAAATAACGCAAATGAGTCTTATACTCAAATAACTTTAGTAAGAGCTGGAGGCGGTGGTTATACAAGGATGATAAATAACTATATGCCTAAAATAAGTTCATCTGCAGTTTTAAATTACTCTATGCTATTTTTAAATGGTGGGGGTGGAACGAGAGGTTATGTTTCAATGACTGTATTTGATGGCACTACTACTTATTACTTAAATAATAATAAAGATTGGCAAAGCACAGCAAGTTCTGGATATACAATACCAGAGGGAGCAAATGGCGAGTTTTCTTTCAGTACTTTACCTTGTCCTATAAGTGGGCAATTAACAGTAGAGTTTAATAACCAAGTTGGAAACACTTGTACCGTTACACAATTTGTAGTTACGGCTGAATACACTTATAATAAAGTAGATTACTTTGCTTACATAAACAATAACAAAGAATACATTAAAGAGGCTGACATTCCTTTTGGTTATCAAGGTGTTCCCGGATTTCCTACATCATTAGGAGTTTTTTTAAAGTCCGATGGTGCTCCACTTTTAAACTGGTACAGATTTGGAATGACTGGCTTATACGATAGTATGACTCAATTACTAATGAGACAGTATATAAATTCTTATGGTGCAAACATTATTAATATAGATTGCTCATTAAGTAGCTTTGTAACCTCAAACGCAACGTATCCATATTTAAACGCATCTAAAATGATTAAATCATACGATACAGACCCAGCGCAAATAAACGTACAAGATAACTCATATATGCTTGGAAACTCGTCTATTGATTATGTAGATAATTCTATGAGTGGAACTTTGTTAGAAATATCAAATACAGATATAACTGCAACAATAAACTTTATACAATATTTTAAATAACTATAAGTCATGGCAGATAAAGTACAAGGCAAAAATATAATTCTATATAAAACTTCTGGAGGAGTAGATACTGTATTTGCTTGTTCAACTAATTGCACTTTTAATGTGCAAGTGAATCAAGTAGATGTAACAAGTCAATCTTCTGCATGGTTTACCGAATATAAAATAGATAAGGCTTCATGGAATGTAAGTTGTGATGGTATTGTAACTCTTGATGGGTATTCTTATGCAGATATGTTAGCCAATCAGTTGGCAAGAACTCCTATCAATATCAAGTTCAGCATAAACAATGGTACAAGCATAGTAGTATTGTCTGGTTCTGCTATAATTACAAACATATCAATAAACGCACCTTATAAAGACATTTCTACATATACAATCAATTTACAAGGTGTTGGTGCTTATGTAATATCTTAGTAACTTTGACCTATGGCAGTTAAAGTAAGCGGAGACAATGTAATTCTATACAAAATAGATACATCTACTATTCCAGCAACGGAAACTGTTTTTGCTTGTGCAAGAGGCTGTACTTTTGAAAGCCAAACAGAATTAGCAGAAACTACATCAGCGGCAAACGCTTGGTTTAAAGAAGATAAAGACAATTTATCGGCATGGACTATGTCTTTAGATGGCATTGTTACATTAGATAATTTTTCATATGAAGATATTGCTCAAGCACAAAAGGATAGATTATTACTATTAACAAGATTTAGGTTTGATAACGGAGTAGATGGTTACAGATATATTAGCGGATTTTGTTTTATTAGCGGTTACACAATAAGTGGAGACTATAAGGACATAGGTAGTTATTCTGTAAACTTAACTGGTAGTGGAAAGTATTATACAGATTCTACTCCTACGACAACCAGCACTACGACAAGCACATCTACTACATCAACATCTACTACGACAAGTACAACGTCTACTTCTACGAGTACATCGACTACAACATCTACGACTACGACAAGTACTACTACCTCTACGACAACAACACAAGCCCCAGTATATTACAAATTATATAATTGTGCTACTGGTGCTACTGAATATTCAAGAGGTTATATAAGCGGTTCTTTTGCAGTAAACGACCGAGTTACTGCAATTGGGCAAACGTTTAGAATTGAGCAAGTGTTAATATCAGACCCAGGCGGGTTAGCATTAACATTAACGGCAACTGGGCTTACTGGATGTCCAGCTACAACATCTACTACTACTACTTTACCTCCATTAACGTTAAGTTTAACAGTGCTTTGTAATAACGTTGGAACATATCAAGGCAAGGTAGTGGCAACATGGTCTGGCGGTAGCGGAAGCGGTTATCAAATTAGAGCGGGTTACGGATTTTCTTTTAGTTCTTATAGGTCAATGGGTACTACTCAAACATTAACACTAACAAGCGAAACTAACCCTTATGATGGCGCAAGTGGATTGAGAAACACAACTGGTGGCAGTGATGTATTTGTAGTTCAAGTAATTGATAATAATGGAACTGGAACATTTAATTCAACAAGCCAAACTACTGCTATTGCGTGTGCTGGTACGACTACTACGACATCTACATCTACTACAACTTTACCTCAAGTATGGTATTTATTATATAATTGTGCGACTGGAGCGACTACTACATCTACTAACTATGTGGATGGCACGTTTCAATTAAACGATAGAGTATTTTCAATTGGTAACACTTATAGAATTGACCAAATATATTATAGCAATCCAGGTGGAACACAATTACCAATTACTGCTACTGGATTGACTGGATGCCCAGCAACTACTACGACTTCTACTACATTAGCACCAGTAAACTTTGATATAAGTTCTGTATGTGATGGTATATATCAAGACGTAACAATAAATAACTTTACTGGAGGTAACGGAAGCTATCAAGCAAACGATACAACTTATGATACTGCGTCTGCTGCTATCGGTGGCACATTTAGCACCGTATCTGGTAGTAGATTTTATAATAACCAACCTGGTACAACGAACAGATATGTAGCAGTAAAAGACAGCACTGGTTTTGGCTTAGTGGTTAAGTTTGTAAACGCAAACTGTACTACGACTACTACGACTACTACAACAGCGGCACCTCCAGCTTGTTCTTGTTGGACAGTAGTAAACGAAACAAGTAGCACTGGTAGTTATACTTATGATAGATGTGGTGCTGGTACAACTACAAGAAGCATCCCAGCATTTGTAACACAAACAGTATGCGTAACAGAAGGTACAACTCCGACTGCTAATACAGTGGGATTAACAATATATCCTTGTGGAACTGCTTGTACTGTTAATTCAGATTGTACTCCATGTTAAAACCTAAATATGAAAATACGATTAATTTGTGCTCAACCAGCAACGCTATTTTATGCATGGCAAGTTGAGGTCATGCTACAAAACTTTATTAGTGTTGGTATAAACATTAATAATGTAGACATAGTTTGTAATATTGAAAGCAGTGTTCCAAAGGAATGGTCTAAACTTGCTAATGGCTATGCTGCAAGATTCTTTTTTTACTATGATAAAAGAGAAACTAAACACTATGTATCTTCTATTAGACCAAACATTTTAAAGCAGCATTTTGAGGCATACCCAGAATTAAAAGAGGATGCTATATTTTACCATGATTGCGACATAGTATTCACTAAGCCAATTGAATGGTACAAGTTTGTTTTTGATAATAAATGGTATGGCTCAGATACAAGATTTTACATTAGCCATGATTACATTATAAGTAAAGGAGAAGATATACTCGACAAAATGTGCGAAATAGTAAATATTGATAAGAAAGTTATAAAAGACAATGAATTAAACTGTATAGGAGCGCAATATTTAATGAAAGGCATAGATGCAGAATTTTGGAATAATGTAGAAAAGGACAGTGAGAGGCTATTTAAAGAGATAACAGATATAAATATACAAAAGAGGTTAGCTAACCCATCCTATCATGAGTTACAAATATGGTGTGCAGACATGTGGGCAGTATTATGGAATGGCTGGAAACTTGGATATGAAACAGTAGTACATGACGATTTAAAGTTTGCATGGGCTACAAGCAATCAAAAGACATGGGATGAATGTTATATTTACCATAATGCTGGAGCGGTTAATAATACAAGTGGGATATTTTATAAATCAGATTATAACCAAAGGCTTCCGTATGATGATGAGTTAGATATTAAAGAAGATACAGCCTCTTACAATTACTGGAAACTAATTAAAAATACTGCTAAAACCACAGTTTTAAAATAATGGAAAAAATAATACATCAAATATGGATAGGTCCATATGAAATGCCAGATAGAGAAAAAAGATTTGTATCTAAAGTAAAAGAAAAGAATAAAAGCTATAAGCATATTTTATGGACTAATGACAACCTACCAGAGTTGCCAGATAACTTAAAAGAGTTATATGCAACGTTTGAAAAGGCAGAGGACTACGTACATCAAGCTGACATATTAAGGATATTTTTAATAGCAGAATATGGGGGTATTTACATGGACGTAGACTTTGATTGTGTAGGTAGCATAGACAATACCGATTTAAGCGATTCTAATGGCTTTTTTTGCTATCATGGAGGCGATGACTATACAATGCCCAATGGAGTATTTGGGGTCGCTAAATCGTCTCAAATGGCTA